GATGTAACAGTTACACTATTCATATAGGCTGAGTAATCAGGTATTTCTTCTGGTGTAAAGGTAGGCACATAAGCAGTTTGTAATTTTTCAGTAGTGCGGTTTTCTACAGGTAATTTTGCAACAGGGCGGTTTTCTACAGGTAATTTTGCAACAGGGTCATTTGAAATGGATACAGCACCACCTTCTTGATATGAAGGTACAAACCCACCATTAGCAAACTTCATAGGCTCACCCTGACCACCAACAACTATAAGGTCAGCCATACCAAAGGGCATATCATCAGGCATAATAGCTTCATCGCTATTACCCATCTGTCCCATATCTTCCATTTTTTGTAGGCCCATCTTAGCTTCTTGCCGTTGATTCATTAGGTTTTCTAAACCAATATAACGAGTTACATCTTCAGGAAAAATAAACTCACCCTCACTTACACTAGCAGGTATGTCATCACGTACACCTTTTTTAGTGCCGCCTATAGGTACACGATTGCCTGACTTCTCATCAAACTCACCACCCTCATCTTTAAATCCACCTAGTGCAAATGCTTGTTGAGTTTGTTTATCCATTAGACCCATTTTGTAGTACCTCTTCTCTGAGTAAAAGTAATCTGCGTAACGTGTGTATAGAACCTTGCGCTCTAAAAACTACGGCTGTATCATTTGTTTGTTCCATAGTTCTGTGTTGGTTTTTAATTAATTCTTCAATATATTTATTGAATTGGTCCCACTCCTGCGGGTTGACCACCAGCGGCTTGAGGCTGTTGAGCAGGTTGTTGTGGTTGTGGTTGTTCATTTCCAGTAAATCCTTGTTGTCCCGGTGCTGGTACTCCACCCGTACCTATAGTTGCTCCACCAGCCCCTGATGGGTCTACAGATGGTTGACCTGCTTGCTGTGGTGCAGGTGGTTGTTCCTGTTGAAAGCCCTTCATTATCTCTGCCTGTATAGCAGCTTCATCCATGTTATTAGTTACTTTGTCTGGATCAAGTTCAAGGGACTTTGCAATCTCCCTAATGATATATTGGAACTTAGTAAATGGTGCTAGTGATGGTTGTGCAGCAATTTGCATAAATTGTGTAAGACGCTGACTACGTACTTCGTTAGCCATAAGACTTTCAGTACCACGTGCTTTTACTTCTAAGTCACCCTTAATGTCAGGATCAAAGTCAAACTGCATATTAAAACGAAATAGACCCTCCCCTAAAGGCCGCAACAAATAGTCATCAATGTTTTTGACAACAGATTTAATGCTACCTTGTGCCGCACCCATAAGCATACTAATACCTGAAGCTGTGCGCCCTACACCCTGAACACCTGTCTGACCATGTGCAAAGCTAGGAAAGCCAGTGCTTTCATCCGCTAGTACACGTGCCTTATCAAACAGTTGTAAGTTTTCTCCTGCAACATTTGGAAACTTAGTACCAAAGATTGCCTGTCCCGGTGCGCCACCTTGACGCCTAAAGACTTTGCCGGGATACAAAGATAAGTCCTGACCGGGAACTAAATTTGTTTCATCAATCTCTATAAGTAAGTTACCAGACAGTACAGCATTATCTACAGCCATACGCATAAACCCATTCATTAGGGTCTGTGTGTCATCCATGTTCTCAGCAATCCCTACACCAAAGAAGCTATAAGGATTAAGTTCATACGGGGCAGCATGATAAGGAATACGTGCAGGTTTAAATGGATTGATTACCATACGCAGTAGTTTACCATTACAAATCCAAACATTAGCTTGTAATTCGTCTACATCACTAAGCTCAGAAGGAATGTCTACGCCCTGTTCTTCTAACATACCAACGTCTACAGTACCCCAATACTCTAGTACTTCAAAGCGTTCTACACCATACTCAGATGCATAATCAGAAAGATCATCTTCCCATGATTCTTTATTGTAGTTCTCGCCTAGTTCAATAGCATCATCAATTACATTGTTACGAAAAAATGGACGCCGTTTAAGCTGACGTAATTGCGTACGTGACATCTTATGACGTTCAATAATATACTGTGCTTCATCCATGTTGTTTGCATCGGGGTCTGGATAAAAGTTCCACACAGATACGTGAGATACTTGTGGTACTGTTTTAATTGTAGGATCGTAGTTGCCTTCGTCATCCCAGTTAGGATACTCTTTGTCTATAGCAAACGGGCCTTTCATTACCCCTGTACCAAACAGGGCCATCTCAAATGCAGTATTACGTAGGTGCTTACTTGCGTTTGATTCTTCTAGTTGATCTTGGATTTTCTTCTGCATTTTCTTTGCAGCAACCATTGCAGGACTAAAGGTAATAGCAGTAGGGGTCATTCCCGGCCCATTACGTAATCCATCAATGTCTTCTAATTTATCTGTAAGTGGTCCTAACATTTCACCAAGTGTCTTAGATGTAGCACCTGCAGTTAGTTCTTTACCATCACCCTTAAATCCATACGGACTTACTGGATCATTTACTTCCGATTCTTTAATTTGATCTGGTTCTTTAGGATCAAAGTGTACATCTGCAACTACACCCTCTGGTAATTCAGTAGGATCAACAGTAAGAGGAAACTTGTTATTAGCAAACATAATAGACTCAAGCTGTTGATATGCAGCAAGTGTTTTTGTTTTAGTTACTTTAATAAATACCCTTGACTTTTCAGCTTCAGTAAACTGCACCTCTGGCCCATAGATACCACGATAGTTTCTATATGCATCTAACCAACGATCTTCATCTTGTTGCCGATAGTCTTCTGCACGTTTGTATCGCCCCATAATATAAGGAATAATGTTATTAGTTTTATAATCATCTACAGACGATTGCTCTGTGTCTTCTAACGCAATAGACTCGTCTTCAATAAATGTGTTATCATCTTCCATTTAGGTTTCCTTAATATCCAAATTTAGAATCTGCTACAGGCATACTGTTTGCAGGAGTGCCACGACTATCAAAGTCCCAGATACTAAATCGTGGCCTTGACATTATACCATACCGCAATGCATCATACAAGTGATCTTCAGCATGAGTATCAACATCTTCTGGATTCTTTTTATCCAGAGGTATAGCTGGTAGCTGTGTTATTGTTTCAGTACAGTTGTTAAAAAATACTAGTCTTGGTTCTTCTGTAAATTCATCTACTTGCAAACGCCTGTGTATTTCATTCTTACCAGCTACACGTGAGCCTTTGCTTCTATCTGATGGACGCCAGCGACAGCCTCTCATAATCATTTGCTCTGCTAGGCTAGGGCCAGTGTCACCACGTTTATGCCACAAGGATGAGTCAAGTACTCCATATCGCATATTACCATCACCAGCTTCTAACTCAAGTACCATGTCAGCTAAGTCTACAGCTAGTACTTTAGATACATACAGTTCTCTATATACTACTAACTGTTCATCAGGACTTACAGCAAACCATAAAACTCCTGTATAACTTCCGTAACCATAGTCACAAGCTCTAAATTTAACCCAATTATTAGGAATGTCAAAGGGTTCAATAACATGAGTATTCCTACTAAACTCAGTAAAGGCTGCGCCTTCTTTAATATCCCAATCACCATCTAGTAATTGTCTGCGCTGTTGCTCTGGCAGTGACAAAAGCATTGCTTCGTAGTCACCCTGTTGTGATAAATATGGATTATCTTTTAGTCTTGCAGGTATAAACCTACGTTTAAATAATGCTTTACCTGCTCTAGCGTGTCCTGCAGGATACTTTAGTTGCTCACCTGTTTCAATGTCTGTAGCTACAAAAGACTTACCAGCAGGTGCAGGATCAATAAACATCTTTTTTACCCAGTGATGTCCTCTGCCGCCGGGGTTTGTAGTAGCTCTCATTGAGAGAGGTAACTCAGGGTCTGCAGTACGTAAACGTGATCTCATATAATTCCAAGCAAAAGGTGTAGCCCATTGGGTAAGTTCATCAAAACCGATCCAGCTAAAGGCCAATCCTTGATACTTAGTAACATCCTGATCCTTATCTAAATAACTCATCCAAAGTGTAGCACCTGATGGTGCAGTCCACTGCATCTTACGTTCTGACCATTTAATTCCCGGCCATATCTTAGGATACATTTCTTGTGATTTACTAATAAGTTCTCTTAGTTCTTCTGTTGTATGACGCAGTAGTAAGCCACTAAAGCTGGAATTACCCATATACCGCAAAGGATCAGCAAGCATAGCGTAAGACTTACCCCCACCAGCACTTCCTCCATACAAGACTTCCCGTTCTCCTGATGCAAGGAAGTTTGTCTGTGGCCCTTCATTTGGTTTGAAGATAACATTATGTTCTTCTTCTACTTGTGAAATAAACTCCTGCTCAATAATATTAGACTGAGGCAGTTGTTTCTTCAGCTTTATTTTCGCAGTCGAGCCTTTTCGTTTCGATGGCTTCCGCTTTGGCGATTGCCGCTTCCGCATATTCTGCCCATCTGCGTAGGCTTGTAGCTTGTTGTTTCCTGCTTCTTTCATGTTTGACCCGTTTCATTAACCCTACGTGTGAGATACTTCTACCTGTATGTGCGCTTAACCAATTAGCAACTTCTCTGTATGAGTATTGCTTTAAGTATTTCTTTGCTTGCTGTAGCTTGTTAAGCTCGTCAGGTATAGGTTTTAGTATGCCACTATCGTCGGGGTCAACTTCGTAGCCGAAAGGTATTGTACGTGCTATTCTAGGAATATCCACCCACTCTTTATTTATTTGTACGTCTGTAGGTTGAGGTAACTTCCACTTACCAAGTGGCTTAGTCATTACAAACGCATTCGTTTATAGACTCTCCACATTCACATGTTTCTTTATTTTTAGCTGGCATTAACATAACGCCACCCTTAGCTTCTACTTGGAGTTTTTCTGTTTTAACCAATCCAGTGCGATCCAGTAATTCCTTTGCAGCAGCAACTTTGTCTCTGATACCAAGCTCAGTGGGATCATATAAACCGCCCACAATAGCCATAGCAGCTTTTGGTGCATTCCTTGCCATATAGCTTTGAGTTGCATCTAAGATTTCCTCTTTCATACTATTAACAACATCAGCAGTACTATAGCTGTCAGAATATCCTGCCATGCGTTTAGCAATAAGAACATCACCACCTGCTGCATCCATTAGAACATTAAGAAATGTTTGTTGTTTTTCTGTTAGGTTACGTGCCATTTATATTCCTTTACATAAGTTCAAAGTGTGGAGCATCAATGAATGGCCTACGCCCTTGTGACCTACGTAAATCTACATAACTATTCATTGCATCTTCCATAGTACCATCCCACTCAGCAATGTTACCTACAGACCAAGCTGCTCCCCATTTAACAGGAACATTTAACTTACGTGCAGCAGCAGCCATTGCATCAGCTAAATCATCATACATATTTAACTGCCATGTAACATTAGAACCTATATAGGCTACCAGATCAACTGCACGGCCCTCTAGGTGTTTACTCTTCATAGTTTGTGAGGCACCACTAGCAACTAACTTCTCCTGCTCTTCTACGGTACGCATACCACATGTGACACCAAAGTCTACTTTAGTCAGTTTAATTGCTTCAGTAACTAAAGTAATAATATTGGGGTTGACACCCTCCAGCCTACTCATGCTGCGTGTTGATAGTCTAAACATTCTTACTTTCCTTTATTGACTTACGCTGTTTTTCTATTACTTGTTGTTGTTGCTCTAGTTCTATGTATTGCTTGTCTATATTACTTAACTCAGGAAAACGTATTACGTTACTTAGTTGAGGAAAAGATACTATGTTATTTTTTTCCAAAAAACTTACTCACTGAACGCATTCCTATTGATGCACTTACAATACCACCAAGAGCAACTTGATACCACATAGGCATTACTTCCAAAGCTATAAATCCAGCAGTAACAATTTCATTGCCCCACTCTCCACAAAATGCTAAGATTAATGGAACAGAAAACAATAATGTAATCCATTCATCTTTCCAACTATTCTCTGTAGCTTTAATAGCAGCAATGTCCCAATCAATCTCGCCAGTAATCTGCTTCTGCTTCATAGCAGCTTCTGTTAATTTAACTTGAGTCTTACCATCAATAACGCTTGTTGCTAAACCTACAAGTGATCCGAATATTTGTCCTATCATTAGTGTTTCTCATTCCCTAACCATACAGCAAAACAACCCGTTAAAGCTCCCATACAAACTG